CCGGGCCGCTGCGGGTAAGGTGTCACAAGAAAGGCGCTCATGCTGTTGCCCGAACTGTTGCCCGTGTTGCCCAAATTCTCAACTATTTTCTTCCACTAGCCTCCACATCCCTCCCGTTGTTTCTGAAAGCCAACCACCCGCCAACCCGCATAAAACCTAGCCCAAATCGTCACAACTCGCTCTGCCGGCGGCGGGACTCGAACCCGCACGACCCTTTCGGATCAACGGATTTTAAGTCGCTTTCTTTGGTCTGTTTTGCAATGACTTACGGGAGTGTTGCCCGTTGTTGCCCTAAAGGACTTTATTGAGAGCCGCTAGGAGGGCGGCGTGGGCGGCTGGGGAGCAGTCGGTTTTGCGGCCGGGGGCGATGTCGGCGTGGCGCAGGATGTTGGCCAAGGGGATGTTGTTTTCGCGGAGAATGGGGAGGAGGTATTCGACGGCGCTGAGGAGGGCGTCTTCGCTCAAGGGCGTTTGGTAGGTGTCGCCTTCCCATGCCATGCCGACAGAGAATGAGTTGGCGTCTTTGCGGCCTTGCCACGAGGAGACTCCGGCGTGCCAGGTTCTCTGGCTCGGCAGGGCGAGGGCGGTTCGTTTGCCGTTTCTGGCGATTATGCAGTGATACGAAACTTTGCTGACGGGGTCGCTGCACCAGGAGACGGATCCGGCATAGGCTCCGCTCGTGTGATGCAAAACCACATGCGTCGGTTTGATGACGCGGCCGGCGCTGATGTTGGGCGTGCGCTTGTTGGTCTGTTGGTAAAACTTTGGCTCGGGCTTGACGGTGCCGGAGGTTTTGGCGGGCTTTGATGTTGGCTTCGCGGGCTTCGGCGCGGGCTCAGGCGCGGGGGATTGCGCGGGCTTGGGCAACATGAAGAAGCGGGCGAGGAGCGAGATCATTTGTCCTTCAGTGCGGGGATGGTTTTTTGGAACTCGCCGAGGGCGTTCCAGAGGTCGCGGTTGGCGGCTTCGCCTTCGCTGAGGCGTGGCTCAAAGCGCACGGTGGCGCGGATGTGGAGCGTGCCAGCCTCGCCGATGCGGTCACCGAAAGGAGGCACGGGGACGGCCACGCAGCTGGTCAAGAAGGCCATGGCGAGGAAAAGCCAGCCGAGAATCATGAGCACGGCGGCGACTTGCTTGGGGTTCATTATTTCCCTTTTCGGAAAATATTAATCGTGCCGACTAGGCCGAGGCCGGCGGCGATGATCTGGTTTTGAAGTTCGGGCTCAAGCTTCACGCCAAGGGCGACGGCGACAAGGATCAGTCCGCGCCAAGTGCTGTTTTCGCTGAGACGATCGAGGACAAAGAAGAGTGCTTTCATCGAGTTGGCGGGGGTGTCAAAGGATCACGGACGGTTGGCGAGGATTTGCTCGATGCGTTTAGTTCGCTCGTCGATGCGGGCCAGAGTCTCGGCGCGGTCGGCGGCGACGGCTTCGATTTTTTGAAGGCGGGCTTCCTGGCGGTCGTTTTCGATCTCCACGCGAGTGACCTTCTCGGGCAGGATCCACCAGGCTTGGCTAATCGAAAAGATCGTGGCGATGAGCGCCATCGCGGCGATGGCCTCCCCAAATGAGAGGCGCACGCCGGGGCGGTTGCGGACGGTTTCCGTGGACATCTTAGCTGTTCGCCTGGGCTAAAAGATTCCCAACAATCGCTGTCGTCGCCACATTGGCGAGGCGCTCGGTGTTGAGGGCGTCTGTCTTGACTTTGATCGCGGCGACATCGCTGTTTGCTGGCGCCGTGTAGGCCGAACCGGCGAGGCGCGTGCTGACGGCTGCGTCCACTCGGGCCAGCTCGGTGCTGAGTTCGGTGCGGACGGCACCGGCGACCGTGGAGGCGCTAGGTGCGGAGGAAGTCGGGATGCTGTCGATCTTCCCACCGACTCGCTCGAGGTCGGCACGGACGGCCGCGACGAGGGAGACTTCGCTGAGGTTGGTGTTGCCGATGGCTCCGACGATGGCGTTGAGGACGGCTTGGCCGTCGTTCTCATCGAGGAGCGAGCCTTCAACGGCGGCGCTGATCTGCGCGGTGGTCGGGATGTCAGAGACGGCTGCGGGCGAGGCCGGGAGGTTGTCGGTTTTGCTCTTAATCGCGGAGATGTCTGAGTTGGCTGGCGATGTGTAAGACGCCGAGGCAAGTCGGCTCGACACCGAAGCATCCAGATTACTGAGCTCTGTCAGCTCTGTGCGAACGGCGGTGGCTACCGAGGCCGCGCTCGGCACGCTCGGCAGGTCGCCGGTCGTGAGGGTGCTGGGGGCGACTTCGGCTGTGCCGTCCCACACGATGCTGCCGCTGCCGACATTGGCGGAGGAGGCGCGGAAGGCGATTTGGTAGGTTCCGGCGCTTCCTGCCATGTTGCCGCTGTAGAATCCGGTGCTGCCGACTTCGGGGCAGCTAATGGCAGAGCCTACGGCGGCTCCGGATTGGTATGGCTGGGCGGTGACGGTGAGGCCCGATTTTGCGAGCGCGATGTTGAGTTCGTTGGCCATGTTTTTAGGAGTTTAGGATGGTGAGTGTTTCGGTGAGGCAGTCCTCGAAGGAGTGCGGTGCGGCGGGCCAGTTGCTGGCAGCTGGGGCAAGACCGCTGGCGATCATGCCATCAAGCCAGCCCTGGACTTCGACCAGCTTGGGCGAGGATTTCGCGGAGGCGTCGAGGCGTAGTTTTTGGTAGAGGAGCGTTGTGCTGCGGTTGCCGCCGTAGCCTTGCGAATCGGTCCATTCCTCGGCTGTGTAGGTGGGAGCGGCTGGCGTGACCCACTCGCCGTCTTGCCACACGGCGTCTTCGCTGGGTTTTGACGGGGCTGCTTGCCATTGCTCGGCTTTTGGGTTCCCAGCTGCGATGAGTGCGGCGATGTAGCTCTCAGGGAGTTCGCGCAGTTCGTTGGTGGTTGTGTTAAGGTAGAGGCTCATGGGTAGATTCTTGGATGGTTGGCAACTGTTGCACCGTTGTTGTTGGTGATGGTGAGACCGCCTTTTTGGTCGGTGAGGTCGCGGACGAGGGGCGCGTAAAAAACGAGTGACTGAGGGCGCACTTTGTCGCAGGTCATCCCCTTGGCGAGGGAGTCGATTTCGGCGGTGGTGAGGGCGGCATTCCAGAGACCGACTTCGGCGATCAACCCATTCATTCTATTAGTTGCATTCGTTGCATTCGCGCCAATTTGAGAACGAGTTAAAGTAATATTATTTTGAGTGCTTGTATTTGTTGAGCTATTTCCACCATTGATATATGCAGTTCTATTATTTAAACCTGTCCATACTCCTGCCGCGTGGTTCCATGTGTTTGCGGTATATCCTGCGGTAGTATATGCAATATGTAATAACCCAGGCCCTCCAAAATCAAACGCTCCAACAGGATCTCCTGCATTTGCACCAAAAATGGCAAGTGCAAAATAATTAGCTGCTGCGGCGGAGACAGAGACCAAATAGTCGCTTGTAGTAGTCTGGCTTGCGTTAAACCAGCAAGCCATGGTTAGTGGAGGCCCACTTACCGGAGAACTTGTCATGCTCAAATACTGACTGCTCGCCGATGTGAAATTGTAAGCCATATCAAGCCATGCTCCTTACTTCGACGGCGATGAGTTCGGCATCACCTGTCATGGTGTCGTTGGTGGCATCGCTGCCGACGCGAGAAATTCTGATGCGGTAAGGCTCACCAACCGCCACGCTGTCGATTGTGGAGAGTGAGATGCTGGTGGTGCTGGGAATGCCGCTTGTGCCGTTTGCCGTTCCATTTCCTTCGGCTGCGGTGTCGAAGCTGTCGGCATCGAGGTCGGTGTTGCCGCGCTCCAATGCTACGCGCCAGCGCACATTGCCGGTGGTAGCGGTGGTCGCCATCCATGCGATTCGCACGCTCAAGCCGCTGGCGAGGTCTGCCGCTTCGGGGATGATTGACGGGAAGATCGCGCTCTCGATGGTGGCATCGTCAAAATCGAGGACGGCAACCGAGTTGCGCGTGTCGAGCGTGGCAAACAGAGTCGCTGGCGGCGAGCTATGGCGCGGGGTGAATACGGCGAGGGTCTTTGTGCCGGATGCACCGGAGAGGATGGGTGTGGCGATCATGGTTTAGCTGTAAGAAAGTGAGGTTCTGGAAGACCACGCGCCGGTGGCGCTGGATTCGGTGCTGGTGGTCCCTGCGGCGTTGAAGATGGTTCGGGAGATTTCCCAGTTGGCGCTGTCGTAGACGCTGCCGGTGTTGGGGAATTCCGAGTAAAGGAGAAAGCCGAGGTAGGTAGTGGTGCCGTCGCTTGAGAGGTCGAAGGCCCAGACGCGGTCGGGGGCGTCTTTGGTGCCGGCAAGTTTGTATATTTCGCCTGTCGCAGGATTGCGGCTGTAAAGACGGCGGTCGGCGTGGTTGATGGCGATCTCGCCGAGGGCGAGAGTTGGCGGAATTGCTCCGCTCTGGACCGACTTTTTCGGAATGATGGTTGGATTTGGCATGGGCCTTTTTTTATTCAGCGGAAATTTTAAACTCCCCCGCTTGGCGAGGCGGCATAGGCCGCCCCGCCGGGGAGTGGTTGCGGTTAGTAGGTGCCGCCGTCGATGCTGGCCTCGAGGCTGTCTAGGCGAGCGTCGAGCGCGTCGTCTGCACTGGCGCGGGCGGTTGCCTCGCTAGTGATGTTCGTCTGCAAGCTGGTGTCGGCGCTGGCGCGGGTTGTCGCTTCAGCGGTGATGTTGGACTGAAGAGTCGTGTCAGCGCTGGAGCGTGTGCTTGCTTCGGCGGTGATGTTCGACTGCAGAGTCGTGTCGGCGGCTGCGCGTGCGGACTCTTCGGCGTTGATGTCGGCCTCTGCTGCGGTGACGCGGGTGGCGAGGGCTGTCGCGGCGGACTCAACGGTGTCGATGCGGCCACCGAGGGCGGTGTCGGCATTCGTGCGGCTCGTCACTTCGGCTGCGAGCGCGGCGTTGTTCGATGTGACATAACCTGCGAATGCGGAATCGTTGGTCGTGTCGACCGAATTGATCAATGTGACGATCTCGGCGAAGCTGTCTTTGTCGGCATCAGCGGCGGAGAGGATCGCATCGATGCGGCCTTTTTCAGTCGTGATCTTGCCGTCGAGGGTCGTGTCTGCCGAGCTACGAGCGGAAGCTTCTGAGCTGATCGCGGCGGCGCGGTCGATGATCTCTTGAGCGAGGTTTGCGGCTACAACGCCTTCGGCTGCGGTGGCGCGGCTGATCTCGTTATTGAGGTTTGTCGTGAGGGTCGAATCCGCTGCGGAGCGAAGCGAGGCCTCGGCTGCTACGGCGTCAGAAACGAAGGTCTTCTTAGCGAAGACATGCTCGCCGCCGATTGGCAGGACGCCTTCGGCTGTGCCGATGAAAAATGACTTATTTGTGGAGTCGAAGGCTACTTCCCCGACTTGAAGCGAGACCGGCGTGCCGGAACCGCGTTTGATGCGAATGATAGGATTAGGCATGACTAATTAGGTGGTGTTGGTGGTTTTGGTTTTGGCTGTTCGTGGTGGGGTGAGTTGTCAAAAATTGCCAGCGTCGATGACGGGGATCATGAGTGCGTAGGCGGCTGCGGTGGTGCTCCAGCGGTAGGGCATCCCCTCGTCAAGGGCCATGTAGAGGCGGTCCGGCTTTCCGCTGCTCGGAAAGCTCGAGCGGCTCGGGTATTCGACGATGACGGCGGGGAGTGTGAGGTCGAACGATGAGAGATCGAGCGTCTGCCGGATGTTGGATTCGCTGATCGTTGTCATGAGTAGGCGAGCGATGTGCGGTTAGCCCACGAGCCGACGGCGGTGGTGGTGGCGAGGATTTGGCCGGCGGCGTTGAGGGTGCTGCGGCGGATGGTCCAGGTGGTGGCGGTCTCGGGCAGGGCTGGCGCGGCGGGGCGGTTGGCGTTGAGGAGGCGGCCGCTGTAGGTGGTGAGGCCGTTGGCGCTGATGTCGAAGGCGTAGAGGTAGAGGGTGGGATCGATCGGCGGCTGGACGGTGCGGAGGCCGAGCGCGGTGCAACTGATCTGCATTCCGCTGGCGGGCGGCGCGTCGAATGTGATGGTGCCGGTGGCTTCGCTGACGAGGTAGTCGGTGGTGGGGGTTTGCGCGACGCCGTTGAGGGCGACGAGGACATGCTCGGGATCGCTGCTGACTAGGCCGTCGATCGGGAAGGTGGTCGAGACGCCGTCGCCGATGCGGACCGTGGTGTTGATCGAGAGTCCGGGGGCAGCGGCGATGATGTAGGACGAAAGGCCGGTTATCTCGGTGGCGGCGTGGGTGTGGACCGTGTCGGCTTTGCTGGCGAACTCGGCGGAAACCCAGAGGTCATAAGCAGGCGAACCAAGCTCAGGGCGGAAGAGCGCCCAGGAAAAGTGACCGGGGGGATAACCGGGGTTATTCGGGTTCGAAACTCTTTTGTAGAGGAGGCCGTCGGTGTAAGTGACGACATCGCCGTATGTGTAGTCGAGGCCGTTGTTATAATCTCCGCGATAGGTGACAGGCTCAGGCTGGAGGGCGGTGTCGGCGAGAGCGCCTTGGGCGGCGGTGGCTTTGCCGTCGAGTTGGGTCTGGAGCGATCCGATGCTGGCGGCTGCCTCGGCGATGGAGTCGAGAGAGGCAGGGTCCAGATTCGCGGCGAGGTAGTCGATCCTCTGGCCGAGGGCGGTGTCTTCGGTGGCAAGGGCGGCGAGGTCGGCATCGAGGCCGGTGATCTCGCTCTTGAGGTGCGTGTGGGCGGAAGGTGCGAAGGTGCTCGGCTTGCCGGTCAGGGATGACCAATCGACGGGCGGGGAGACGGCGACGACGGCAGAGGCGAAATCGGTGATCTGCGACGCGGTGTGCGTGTGAGCGGTCGCCGGGAAGGTGGCGGGCTTGTTGAGGACGCTGTCCCAAGTGGGCGGCGGGGCGAGTTCGGCGATGGCCTGCGCGGTGCGCAGGGGCGTCATCCACTTTTCGTTGTCGGTGCCTGCGGTGGCTTCGGCTTGGGTGGCTTTGCCGTCTGGCAGCGCGGCGGGGGTAGCTTCGTCGCCGAGGATGACGGAGTTTTGAACTTCGACTTGGAGCGTGGCGGTGCGCAATGCCTGGCTCGGAGCTGTCCAGCGGATTTCGAGATAGGCGCTGATGCTGGCAGGATCGGAAGAAAATGCGGCCTCGACCGGGACAGTATTCAGATCGAGGATGGTTTGGCCGGGGGCCGCCAGAGCGAGAAAGTTGGAGTCAGAAAAAGAGGTCTTGAGTGCGACGGTGGTCTGCGTGCCTGCGACGGGCGATACGGCCACGCCGTTCTCCACGAAGATGACTTCAATGGGAACTTGGTCGCGGCGTTTTAAGACGAGCGATTGCAACGCGACATTCGACGCGGCGGACTTCACGAAGCGCCGGTTTTTTTGGTCGAGGAAGAGTTTCATGCCGCTTGACCGAGCGGCGGGTGTCAAATCGGGAGGACTTCCGAGCTATTGCTGGAGCGGTTCGGAGACTGGTTCCCATTTACCGAGGGGGCATCGCTCGGTTGCCATGCGGAGCTTGGCCCAGGTCGAGCAACCGCACTTGCGGCAACGGCCCGTGGCGTTGAGTGCGGTGGCGTCCCATTCGGGACAGGCGCGGCAGGTTGCTTCGCGGCTGGCGAGTGCTTCGGGTGACGTGGTCGCGAAGCCTGATGATGCGAAGCGGTGGCCTGCCTGCATAGCGGAGCGCATTTGGCGGTGCGTATCGCGTAACGATTCTGGCATTTTGGCTAAAAAGTCCTCGTAGGTCATGACACGGTGACGGTGAAATTGAACTCCGTTGGGCCGCCCATGAATGGCGGCACGCATTGCACGGAGATGGTCATGGGATACACGCCTCGAGGATCGAGACTTGTGATGATTTGAATTGCCTCATCATTCACCCCACACAAATCAGGGTATCCCTCGAACTCAAATTCAAATATCCCAGAAACAAACAGGTGCAAAGTCCAGCAACACGGATGCAAAGGAGGAGCGCCAAAAAAGCCATATCCAGCTCTATAAAGGTTTATTAAGTATAATCGCTGGTTTATTGGTCCCGGCCCAAACCCATCCCAAGAATCGGAGCAAGTGCGCGGCGGAATGTTTGGAAATGGAACAAGATTGCAATTGTCTGAAGGGCAAATTATCGGAGGATATTGAAATTCTTCTGTGATATCGACTTGATCCCCAGTAAGTGAAAATGTGAAATTTCCAGAAAATGGCGCGCAATCACGGCACGGCTGGAAGTCCTGTGACCCACAACACGCGCAATTCACAGCGCGGAGGCCGTCGGTTTTGATTTTGATGGCTCCGGATGATGTGCGGCCGAGGGTCATGGGAATTTAACCACAGAGGACACAGAGGACACAGAGAGGAAGGCACATAGCTGGGCTGGGATCATTTCAAATCCTCCGTGATCTCCGTGCTCTCCGTGGTGAAAAATTTCTTACCGACTCTCATCAGCATTCCTCCGTTGAGATCCAAGTCAGCGAGCCATTCACCGCGCCGAGGACATGGGTTCCGCTGCCTGGAACGGCGGGGAGATTCAGGGTTCGTTGGCCGTTTGCGCCTCCTGATACCCATGAGGTGGGAATATCGATGGCGACGGCGTTGAAATTCTTGTCGAGGTCGGCGCCCTTTAATGAATACGGATAAGCACCACTGGCCGAGGTGTTCGCGGCTTTTGCCAAATCCGCAAAGCTCACTGGTAAATTCATGGCGTTTGCGGAACTTGAAATTCTCCGAACTCTATGACATAAGGTATCACTGAATAAGTCGCTTTTAACTCAATAACATTTCCAAAGCTTTGGTATTCGTAGGAATTCCCTTGAGCGAATGTAATCGTTGAAGTCAAAGGAATGGGGGCATGGTTTCCAGACCACGCGGGCGTAATGTCGGGAAAGATTTGGCTGACCGTGAAGGTGGCACCTTTTAGAGAGGCGCCGGCGGCTACTGCGCCGATAGGGCCGATCGCCAAAATTTTAAATTCATCATCATTCGCCGGGGTGGAAATAATTGACGGAGAACTTTTCAGAAAAGGCTTTGCAAATTTTTTGTTGGTTATTAATACAGAAAAAGTTCTGGCGTCGTCTCTTAAAACAAGCTCCGTCGGAGCATCGGGGTATGATCTTAAAACTTGAAAAAGTAAGGTCGCCACAGAAAAACTGATCTCTGTCAGGGTCTCAACGCCCGCTTTGCCAGGCACAATGCCATAAGCCGAAACGACGGCGGATTGCAGGCCGTTGCCGAGGTCGCGGTATTCGGGGACTCCGTAAACTTTGGCCCCGGTGCCTGCGTCGTCGCCAGGGAACGGGTCGCCCTCGGTGGCCACCAAGCCATTTTCGGAAATGCTGCCGATAAATTCCTGCTGGAGCAAAACGAGGCCGCTGCTCCACGAGCGGGTGATTCGGCCCGGCTGGGGGATCCAATCGTTGATGGCGCTGTAAATCATGTCAGGACAGGGCTGGGGAGCTTGT